GCCACGCACCACAGCCACGATGCCAAACGCAAACGCACCACAGCCACGCTCACGAATTGCTTCGTACAGGGCCCACGACTTGTCTTCGCTACGCGAGCGATAGATGTGCTTGTTGATGCGAGTCTTCACACTCTTGAGCACAGTGCTTTCGGTCTTGGCAGTGACGCCAATGTAGAAGTCCGAACCCGACATGATCTTGTAGATAACATGGGTACGATCCGAACGCTTTTTACGAGTTGCTTTTTGCTGTATCATGTTATTATTATAACACAGGTGCCCATTTCGGGCAAATTGCCCAAAGTAACACTCAAGTATTACATTTTTACAGTACTACATCAAGTGCGACTCAGCATGTCCAAGTAACGATCCAGGTCCCCGTAGAGATTGTAGGTCATGGCTTCGCGGCTGTCAAAAAAACTCAGTTGGAATTCACGGCTGTTCAACTTAAACCAATACACGCAAGGACAGTGACGATCCAAGACCAGCATGCGTTTCAAACTCATGCTGGTGGCATCCTTGTGTGGAATATGATATCGCCACTCTTGTAAACCGAGTTCTCTAGTGAGCCATTCATAACCATCATCGCTGAGTCCTAGGCCGCCAGTGTCCCTAATGTTACGCCACCATGTGCTCATGGCCTGATCTAGTGTAGGTCGCACTTCGGGATTGATCTGTGCCAACCAGCCTTGGGTCAGTTTATTTCGATCCTGCATCGGGGTACACCTGCGCCCCCTGAGTCAGCAGCACCACAGTAAACTTGTCGGTCTTGAACTGGGTGTTGAGTTTACGTGCCAGGTTCTTGGCATGACCAGGATTAGAGAACGAAACCTTTTTGTACTTGGGACCTGGATACTGCGTCAGCATGTTGCCGGTCTTGAGATTGATAGGCTTGGAGTCATAGAACACTGCCCACACTCCTTCAGATGCCAGCACTTGCTCGGTCTTGTAGGTCTGGCGATCAGTGTGCTCAATCAGCACATTTGGCTTGGGTCTTGACATGGGTTGCTCCTAGCATTATTTATGCCATAAACTAGGAGTTTTTAAAGTCCCCACCTGTGAGCTCAATCTCGACCACTTGATCTGCAGCCTGTTGCTGTGTGCTCAAGGCTTGTAAGGTCAACAGCAGTTTGGTGATGTCAGCATGCAGATCTTTGGCATCACGCAGGCTCATGGTAAAGTCACGCTGTCCACGTGCTTCATGTGCTTTGATTGAATCCACAAAGCGATTGATGTGTAGGCTCATTGCTTGAACTCCATGTTAGGTGCAATGTCATTGTCAAAAATCTGTTCCATCTTCTGCCGGAGAATTTCTCGTTGTGCAGCGGTCAACCCCATACTGATCAGGCCACCGGGCCCATCATGTTCTTGACGGTCAAGCCCATAGTCATGTCGCCAAGTATAGCACATGGCAGTAATAATTTCTTCACGAGTTTTCACGTTCAATCTCCTCTACAATGTATTGTCCATTGGGCCAAGTGGTCACACACCAGTGACGACCAGCATGCACATAGTCTTCCGAATACGAGTGCTGGTTGTTGCTGGTGACTGTTGGTCCGCCCATCATGGCCAACATCAGCAACACCTGATCACGTTCCTCGCCCTCAAGTTCACGACGTTGAGGACCCATGACTCGTCTAATGAACTCACGGGCCTCCTGCTCAGTCATGTTGATCACAGGTGATCAGGAGCAGCATAGCCGTTTTCAGCCACGCCCTGACGAGTCACAAACGGCTTCAAGTTAGGAGGTGTCCAGCCGGTTGGCTTGAGCACTTTGCCATCTTCACGCTTGCGAACCTTGCCGGTTTCTCGATCGATCTTGGCAAAGTTGGTCTTCATGACTTCTTTCCAGCCACCTTCCCCATCAAACCCGGCACTGTGGATAGCACCGGTTGTGACCACAATAAAATCCAGGAGTGCATCCAGTTGTTCAACTGGATCATTCATCAACAGTGCAGCCTTGAGCTCTTTCCATTCTTCTTCCATAAGGTCAAGGTACAGTTTGTATTGTTCTTGATTGTAGATGTCTACGGTCTGATCACAGGCCCGCATAAATTTTTCTTGATCACGAAACGGATTCATTTGCTTGTTCCTTTGAATGAAATGGACCTTGGTACGTATAGCGTTGCAAGGTGATTAGTTTGGGATGTTGTACAGCTTTCCAGGCACGATGTTGTTTGACCATGTACCACCCAGCTGCATACCAGCTTTTGCTTTTGGTATCTCGAGTGAACAACGGCAGTCGATGTTTTACATCCCATACAGGATTGTATACTCTACCTGACACTTCGTATCCGTGCACCTGATTGGTCACTGCCTTGGCAGCACTGGCCAGTTTGGTGAACTCAATGTTGGCATCACGACTGGCCATCCGGATGGTTTTGTAACCAACCACCTGATTCTGTATCTTTACGACCACTCCGTTGTCAGTAGCTTCGATCTGACCTACTTTGCGGTCATTTTGTTTCAGTATCCAATAACGATCTGGAATAACCGGCTTTGCCACAATCATTTTAATACTCCTTGATACGTTGCGTTGAGCCAGCGACCTACTGAATCTGCGTAGTCGCTGAGCTTGACAAGATCATACTTGCCACAGAATTTCATAAAGTGTGCACCCACCATGCCCACGTCCTTGTGTGTGACCTGTTCGAGGATCACAGCATCCACAACATCCTTGATCTCTTGTGGTTGTGCTGTGAGATCGATCAGAGTACGGTTGCGTTCGTAGTCGTCCAGCACACGGTGTTCCGTCTGCTCGTGATCAGTCCAGCGTTGCAACATCATGTTGTTCCAGGCATAGCCACGACGTTCGCGGTCTTCAAATGCTTCAGTTAGGCCCACTTGATTCTTGGTACCTTTCACACGCACACCTGGATAGGCCGAGAACACATTGTCACCTGGGTCGCCACGCATGCACTTCATGAACAACACCCACTTCTGATAGTCTTCGGGTGCCACAAACTCAGGGTCAGGCTTGCCCACTTTGATCTTGCTGTTGCTTTCGATAGTGAATGCCAGTCGACGGCCTTTGGCATCTGTGACGCCGTCCACAGCAAACAAGTGATCGTTAATGCCGTTGTAGAGCTTGACATTGGGTGCCACCAACTGCACAAAGTCCGAGTCTGAACTCACAATCACATGTTCATCCGCAGGGTGTAGTGCAATCCAACGAGCAATAATGTCATCTGCTTCAGCAGTGGCACAACGAAGCACACTGCAGTTGGTCTTGGCGGCCAGATACTGTGTCAGCAGGTCATATGTTTCCCAGAACATCTTGTCTTCTTCTGCTTCGGTCTCGTTCATCTTGCCCCGAGCCACAGCACGATTGGCCTTGTAGGGCTTGTACACATCCTTGCGCCAGCTACGCCCTTCCAGGGCAAATACCACGTGATCAGCACCAATGTCACGTGCTACCTTGTTGGCACTCATAAAAGTCAGGTGCAGAGCAAAACCCAGCTTGGTCCATGTGTCGGCGGCACGGTGTGCCTGATGCCGAGCACGAAAGAACATGTTGCTGGTATCGATCAGGAGATATTTCATTGTGTGGGCAGTAAGTTATTGGCGTTAATATATTGTAGCAGATATTCGCCCCAAAAGCAATGGGCATCTGGACCAAAATGCCAACTATCAGGATTTACTGTGCGGAATCCGTTGTTTTTTAGCACACGATCATAGGTTCGGGCAGGATCATAGGGGTGCATGTAACAGTTGTGCCAGTTGTAGTAGAGTGGTTGTGATTCAAAATGGCTGTTGCCATTGAACATCACATGTGCAATATTCTGATCCTGTAGTTCTAAATGGAACCGATGAATTTCAGCATGTGCCTGTGCTTCGCATGCAGCCCAGTCTATGCCGGCCACAAACTCCCGATACTGCGGCTGATGGCTCTCAGGCACATGATCTACACCGGATGCATTGACCTGTAGATATTCCTCGTTGATCAACCATTCTTGGCGTTCCCAAGTGCTCCACTGCAGTACCACAAAGGTGTCCTGTAACACAGCAGAAGTCTGCTGCGATATCCAGTCCCGTGTGGTCCTCATGATTCTGGCGTTGGATCCTCCAGCCTGTGCGTCTAAGTACAAGATAGCATTGAGCCAATTGGCCAGTTCACAGCCAAAACTCACACGCTCGTTGTCGGGATGCGGCTGCTGACCCAGTCCCCAATACAGGCCGTCATCACAGGCCCAGGCATGTGGATTCACCGCTTCTGCAGCAGCAGCATGACTGTCGCCGTTGACATACAAAATCATTGTTTTAATGTTTTTAGAGTTTCAGCATGAGCCACCCGCTTACGCAGGCTTGAACTGGAAAAACTGTGATCTCTACCGTTGAACACAAGATCAATACCTCGACCATGACATTCGTTGCGGCCAGTAAATTCCTGGTGCTCGTACTCCACGCCCAAGATACGCACATCCACAGGCAATATCAGCAGCAAGTCCACCAGGTCCTGTTCAGTTTGATATACCACAACTTCGTCTACATAGCGGCAAGCAGCCAATTGTATCTGTCGTTCCACAATTGATTGCACTGGTGGGTTTTTGGTGTCAGGTCTATCAATAGTGGGATCAGTTTGCAAGCCAGCAATTAAGTAGTCACAGTGATTGCGGGCCTCGCTCAGCATGGCAATATGACCAGCATGCAACATGTCGAATGTGCTGAACGTGATGCCAATCTTTTTGCCTTCAGCCTTGAGTTGTTTGATGTGATTGAATATCACGACACTTCCGATCTACCACCGCCAATGTCTGTGGTCTTGACCCAGATACCGCTTTTGCGCATGGCTTCTTCTTGTTCCCAAGTTTCCATCACAACATGACGGCAAATGTTCTGGAACCAACGATCCACAATTTCTGAATCCTGATCTTCTTTTTTCATCATGTAGCCAGCCTTGACCAAGCGAGCCACAAAGATCTCATTCCAGTCCAGTTCAAACGCACCCTGATGCAGGTTGGCAGGGTCCACATCCATTCTCAACACAGCCACATAAGGTTCGCCTGCTTCAGTAGCCAGTTCCTTGGCTGACTTTTCAGGATTCCGGGCACGTGTCTTGACCTTGGGTTCTGATATTTCTTTCCGTGGTGCTGCAGCCATCGGAGTGCTGACTTTGGGTTCTTGTGCAAGCCATTTTTTTATGCCGTCAAACATGTTTTAATCTCCACATTACAAATTCATCTCGGTCGATCCAGTAGTGTTCTACAACTGGCTCTCCCGGGCCAGTGATCCAGCGTTCACCGTGATAGGCCAGTTGACCCCAGAGTGGTCGTCCGGTCAAGAAACACTTTTTGGGGAGCCAACACAGTTGGAGTCTCCAGTGTCTCGCACGACCCAATCCCCAATCCTGCTCAGGAATTTGGTGCACTTGGTCACGGTATTTGGGTTTTAGCATCACTTGCCCCAGCCATTGCCCCAGATGTCCACGTGAAGTCTAGGACTGTACCAGTAGCCACGTTTAAGTGCTTCGTCAGCTACATTGATTCGGTTGCCGTTGTAAACTGACACCACACCGCCCACGGGCATCACAAACACAGGACCAGCAAACTCGCGACTGCGATACTCGGCCACAGCACGATCCAGTTCATCAAAGTCTTGTGGCTTTTCTACCACAAACTTGAGATAGGTCACACCATAAGATTCGTAGTCCCAGACCACGTCGGGCTTGATAGCATCTGACCAAGATTCACCACTCACACTCAGTTTGGGACTGACGCTGAAAGTGATCTCACCAAACCAGTTGGCTAGATACTGTTTAAAGTCTGGCGTAAGATCTTGGGTGCCGTTGGTTTCAAATGTGATGTGCCGCAGACCTCGTTCAGCCAAGATATCCAACAGTTCGGGATAGGCACGTTGCCAGCCCAGCAACGGTTCGCCTCCGGTGATCACCAGGTGCACAGGGTTGCCATTGGGCTGTTGCCACACACCGTTGGGCAACAGTGCTGTCATACGATCAGCCAAGTCCTGTGGGGTGTATGTGGGGCTGAGATGTTTGAAGTCTGGGTGCCAACTGGCATAACTGTCACAGCCTGTGGCCACCAGGGGTAGTTCTTCAAAAGTCTTGTACAGTTCTACAGTCTTGGCCACTTCGTCTGCTTCGGTGCTCTTCTCGCCTGGCTTGCATCCAAATCCTGAACAAGTAAAGTTGCAGCCAAATGTTCTCAAGAACACTGAGGGCACACCCACATACCGTCCTTCGCCTTGTGCTGAATAAAATAGTTCGCTTACTTTGAGTTTCATTATGCTTCCTTTTGCTTGTAGATGTGCTGCCAGTGCTCAATCATTTCGTCCATTAAGGCTTCAAACGTATATGTGGGCTTCCATCCAAGTTCAGTAGTGATCTTGGTGTTGTCCCCACGCAGGTAAGGCAGTTCTTCTGGACGAAGATATTTAGGATTCTGAACCACATGGTCTTGATAATTCAGTCCAAGACGACCAAACACATACTCACACATGTCACGTACTGAACGAGTGACACCAGTGGACACCACAAAGTCGTCGGGGTTGTCTTGTTGTACAATCATGTGCATGGCTCGCACATAGTCTGAACTGTGACCCCAGTCTCGATAACTGTCCATATTGCCCATTTCCAACTGCCGGCTCAAGCCCAGGGCAATTTCCACAGCACCCTTGACCACTTTGTTGGTCACAAAGTTTGAACCACGTCGTGGGCTTTCGTGATTGAACAAGATGCCGTTGCTGGCATGCAGTCGATAAGCCTTGCGATAATGATGCACCATGTTGTAGGCAAACACCTTGGTACAACCATAAGGGCTGACAGGACGCATGGGAGTGGTCTCACGCTGGTAGTTGTCAGCATCCACACTGCTACCAAACATCTCGCTAGAACTGGCTTGATAAAACCGTGCCTCGGGTACCACAGTTCGATAAGCTTCCAGCATGTTGATCACGCCAAGTGCATTGACCTGTGCTGTAAACTGTGGAATGTCACTAGAAATACGCACATGACTTTGTGCACCCAAGTTGTAGATTTCATCTGGCTGGTACAAACGCAAGGCACGTTCCAGACTGCTTTGATCAGTAAGGTCACCGTACTCCACTTCCACTGGCAAGTTGCCAATGCGATCCTTCTGGTGTTCTACTGTGGAGTTTCGTCGGATAATGCCAGTGACTCTGTAGCCCTGTGCCAACAGGTGCTCGGCCAAATAGCTGCCGTCTTGCCCTGCGATGCCTGTGATAAATGCTGTTTTCATTGTTAAGTTCCTAGTTCTAGTAGTGTACGGCTTTTCATTGTGCGTGTCAAGTCTATCATGACCTGTGCCACGTATTCTGGTTCCAGACTGGCACCCGGTCTTCCATTCAGCATGGCGGTGTTGACTCGGGGCGGATGAACCAGGGCAATATGAACATTGGTTCCGGCAAATATGTCTTCGGTGCTTTGCCACATGTTGTGAAGTGCTGACTTGCTGGCAGCATACAACACCAGATTACGTCGGGGTTGATTGTGCACAGCACTTCCGGTCAGCATGATTTTAACTGCTTGATCAGGATGTTCAATGTAATGCCGCACAATAGCCCAGGCACTACCAAAGTTGGCATCAAATACCGAACGATAGTCACTTTGATTGTTGCCCAGCACACCAATGCAGTTGAATATCCAGTCAGGTTCGGTCTGAGAGATAATGTTGGAAATCTCTTGTTCAAACGCTTCGCCTACACAGTCCAATTGGGATCGGTTGACCCCTGCCACAGTATGCCCTTGTTGAGTCAACTGTCGACTAACACAAGCACCAATACCACCTGTGGATCCAAATACCACGGCTCGCATTAGATTTTCTCCGAGTCAAATACAGCACCATAGTATGGTCCGTTTTTGATTTCATAGATCACAGCGTCCTCAGACACCACTGTGAAGTTGTGACCGCCACGATACAACACCATACAGTCTCCTGCTGACAACGTCACAGTGTCTGCCACGGTGTTGTCAACATCAAACACCTGGGCTTGCAAAGTGCCAGATATCACCACCCAGGCTTCGCATGTGCCCTGTGTGTTGCGAAACTGCAAAAGATGTTTGTGTGGTGCAATGGTCTTGCCCTGTGGTAATCTCAACAGGCTGGCCTGTAGGATTTCATCTGTGCCTGCTGCATCCACACGAGACTCTGTAGTGTTGGCCGACAACACAGATACCAGCAGCATCTGTGGATAAATTTTACTGTGTATTTTCTGGGTCATAACGAACTTGCTGAGTAGCAGGATCCACTTTCATACTGAATTGAACCATTTGCCGGTTGGTATCAAATTCTTTGAGCTTGGCCCAAGGATCCTGTGTACCAGCCCTGACTGCTTCCCACCACGCAGTGCTCATGCCCTGATTACGCATGTACTGTGCCAGCTTCTCGCATTCCATCATACGCCGTTGGGTTTGAGTTATGTGATGAAAGTCTGCAGGATCGTGCGGTCGCCCCTCTAGTGCAGTGCGACCTCGGAATGTGGCATCTGCATTATTGCCGGTCAAGTCGTGCCGATCATGTGTGACATAAATCTCCAGTCGATCCATAATATCCAGCATATAGGCCTGTTGACTCAACCAGGCGTCAATCATCTGATGCGGGCTCAAGTGCCCTAGGATATCCATCCACTCTGCAGGCACAATAGGAAAGATGCTGTAAGGGTGATCGTTGTGTGTATGCACCGCTAGGAGCTTGAATTCTCCCGTGCGTTCACCAATGATTCGATCCCACTCGGGAGTTTCCATTATGGCATCGTCGT